GTCCTATCTCCGTTAGAGGTTAAGGTGCTGCCAGGACCGTGCTTTGACCTGTCACAAATCATATTCATGATGAGCGACGGGGTGAGATCTCCAAGTACATTGTCAATAAGACGACGTGCAAGGGGAACCCACTGCGGAAGATCCTCGCGCCTTGCGGCGCGTAGTCTCAGGTTGGTGTCTCTACATTGTGCCTCGGACTGGAGCCACTTTTCAGTAGCTTTACGACGAGGTCCAATTTCTAGATCACTAACACTGAACGGATACTTCTTTAACAAAGCAAGGGCTTGCCGGTGCGCACGTACAGTGCGCAAGCTCTCGCTCCCATCATACGACTGTGTGAGGGAGTCAAGATCACGACACAAGGCGAGATACTGCGACACGGACTGTTTCTCTGAACAAGAGATAAGTCGCGCCGTAATATCAAGACCGAGGTCGCCGGATGCCTCTTCTGCAAAGAGGCGAAGCAGAAACCACGGGTCGACTGTTTTACCAATAACCGTAGCTGCAACGCGCTTGCGCACGTTGCGGGGCTTAAAGTACTTTCGCATGAAAGATTTCCCTAATAGGTGGTCAGAACTGGGTTTTACCAGTTACGGCCAAGCTCTTGTAGTCAGCTTTCGCAAGCGAAACTGCACGAGCAAACAACTCATCCACTTCCACATCACTCATCCCAACAGGTAGACTACTGTTGAGTTCGAGTTTTGCGTCCTTGGATTCGGTTGTACCCATAGGGGTCCCCACGGTAACGGTTCGTACCACGTTGAAAGTGGCACGACGATTACCATAGCTATTAGCAGAACGCTTTGGAGCAGTAGTCGAAAGAGACAACTGATCCTTCGCGATATCGGAGTGCGAAACACCGATATACAACGTTTTGCTACCCTCCGAGCGAAGGGGGTTATAGATAACAGCAGCATTTGCAGCATTTTTCAGACTGATGGGCATGAGCCTATCTCCATGGTGGAGTCCTTCCTGTATACAGGTTAAAAGAGTCTCTTAGCGAATGCTAGAAGATCAAGGACTTTTGGGATATCAAGATCGATATCGAGGTTAATGAAACCAGGAGTGTCTTTTCTGATCCTTTCGTACGAAACTACAGAGCCCGAAATTGGGATGATCTGTTCGCCGGAGGATGAGGAGACATTCACTGTACCGGTGTAGTAGGTTTCTTTCTTCACAGAAATAAACCCACCTAGACGTCGATAGACCGGGTTTGGGTTGAGACTGGCTATGAGGCCAGAAACATTCACAAACCAGCTAACAACGAAGGACCAGGGAATTAATTCCCAAGCCGTGGTACCAAGATTACCAAGCCCAAAATTCTGAAGGGCAGGGGAATCAAAGTCCAACCGTCCGTATACTCCGGCACGAGCGGTTTCGATTATATCACCTGCGAT